GGTGGTGGTGGTGGCTGAACTGGTGGGTAAATGACTTTCCCAGTTGTTAAATCAGTAACTGTAGTTGTTGTTGTGTTTGTATTTGGGTCTGTGACAGTTTCTGTCTTAGTATTTGTATTTGGGTTAACAACTGTTTTAGTTTGCTCATTGGTCTGAGTGTTTGTCTTAGTCTCTTCGACAACATTAGTTTTTGTATTTGTAACCGTTTGTGTATTTATCTTTGTGTTTGGATCTGTAACTGTTTGAGTCTTTATATTATTATTTGGGTCAGTAACAGTTTGTGTTTGAACATTTGTCTTGCTATTAACAGAAGTTTGCTCAACAACATTTGTGTTTGGATTAGTAACAGTTTTTGTTTGAGTTTGTGTATTGGGGTCGGTTACAACCTCGGTATGAATTTGTGTTTGTGGGTCAGTTTCTGTCTGAGTTTCAACTTTTGTATCAGGATTGGTTTGTGTTTGGACATTTTCAGATGGTGCCAACGCCAAAGAACCCATGGTAGGAGCTTGATTGTAATTAGATGTATTTGTGTTTAAGTTAACAACATTTTGACTTGCATCATTTGCAGACGTGCCACCAGTTATCTTAGACACACTACCTGTATTAGTAATATTTGGTGCGGTTACTGGTGTGTTGGTTTGGTCATTGGTAGCAACATAGTTAGAACCACCTTGACCAACAGCATTGGCTCCACTAACAACAGCTTTAGAACCACCTACGGTCAACATAGTTTGTACAGCAGTGTCTTTAACAGCTTGTAAATAATCTGACAAAGTAGCGTCTTGATGTAATCCAATGCCCTTGATCTTATCTACACCCATTTGCATGGCAGTAGTAATTTGTTCTGCCAATTGTTCGTTGGCTTGAATGCCAACAAAACCTTTTACAGCATTGATCATGTCTGCAGTTGAGGCAGTAGCAGGGAGGCTTTTAAGGAGCTTACTCATCCCCGGCACCCCTATGGCCTCACCCAACATCTCTGCTGAAGACATCAGCGTAGTGCGAATAGCATTTTGGGTATTGTTTAGTCCTGCATTGGCTCCCTCTACCCATGCATTATTGGCAACAATAGCACCCATGGCAGGGACAGCCGCCATTGGGCCTCCAACCATTGCAGAGCCAACAGACTCGATGGTAGAAGAAATAGCTCCTGCTACATTCTTCTCTTGACCTACAAGTTTGTTCATGTCAACTTGTGAAGAGTTTTGCAGAAGATTTTGTACTTGATTTAATCCACTTGTGTCAAAACCTAAAAAACTGCCTAAAAATTGAGCACCCCTTACCCCTAATCCTGCAATATCAGAACCTGCTTGGCTAAAACCTGCCTTGATCACATTCAAAGGATTTGTCTGATCGGATGCCTTTAAAGTATCTTGGTTTGGCAAAGTGTAAATTGCTTGACCAGTAAATGGGTCTGTAGTAACTCCTAGATTGTTAATAAGCGTTTTATTGGCTTGATCACTAGCATTTAGAACAGCTTGATTGGTATCAAACCCAGAATATCTAACTGAACGAGGGTCAAGGCTACTTATGCCTGCTTTAGGCCCAGTGTTTGTATCCCACTCGCTAACGGTTGGAGGAATTGGAACACTTGATGTAGGTGCTATAGCAGTAGTATATGTTTTACCATCATAAACAAATGTAGCGTTGCCGCCCAATTGATCTCTGGCGGCTTTAAAAGCATCACCAAAAGTACCATTAGCAGTATAGTCATTTGTTGCACGTTGAGTGCCTTCTCCTGTGACTACAGCGCCTGTATTGGTGTATGCATTAGCTAGAGACTGATCTCCAGCTATCCCAGTTGTATCAACCGAAGAGCCACCAGTAGAGGTTGAAGCTTGATTGGTAGCCCCAGTGGTTGCATCAATAGTAGAATCAGTAGCGCCTGTTGTTTTGCCAGTTACCCCTGTAGACTTGGCGTTCAAACTAGCATCAATAGCATTTTGTTCAGCTTGGGTATCTTTTAATTCTTGAACTGTTTGCTTTGCCGCAGAAATAGCCATATTGATAGCTACCTGTGAAGTAGGTAATCCAGATAAAGTTCCAGCAATCGCACTATTAACAAAAGCTTGTTGCGCCTTAGTCAAATCGTTGTATCCATCTACTTGGCTTGCAACAGCAGGCACAGCGGCGCTAATACCACCACTAACAAATGCTTTTAATGGATCTGCTTTTCCACCAGAAGATATTTCAGAACCAGTTAAACCTTGAACTGCACCACCGACAATATTGCTTCCTGTTAATCCAGAAGCATAATCTCCTGCCATTGGCGCAAGAGTTTGAGCCGCACTCCCAAGAACATAAGATTTTCCAATATCACTAAGGCTTCCACCTTTAATTGCAGTAGTTCCTGCGTTAAGATATGGAAGTAATTCAGGATTTCCAGTCACTGTTGCAAAGATAGCAGGTATTGGGCCTAAGTCATTAACAGCACCTTTAGCCCATGAACCACTTTGTCCACCTTGATATGCAACTTGTTTAGATGGATCTGCAACAGGAGTAACAACACCACTTTTTGGATCTACATAAACAAATGTGTTCATAAGTCCACCAGTGGAAGGTGAAGATACTTGCCATATGTTGTTACCTAGATCTTTAACATAATCTGTTATTAAGTTTCCATTTGCATCTCTTAGCCCTGTTTGGCTAACAAGATTACCTTCTCCATCATCAATTTTGGATGTTTTTAATGTTGCTTGACCACTTTGAATAGTGTCATAAGTGTTCTTAAAAACATCACTGGCACCATTCCAAATTTGATTGGCTGTTTGATATGTAGGCGCTGTAGGTGCAGTATCTTGTCCATTTAAACCACCTTGCCATGCCGCATTAGCGCCTGTAGAAAGAGCGCCACCAGACAATCCAGATGTATTGACAGCGTTTCCACCAACAGAAGAAGAGTTATCGACAGAAGATAATCCACCTTGGAATTGTGCATTTGCACCAGTAGATAAAGCTCCACCAGTTTGACCTGCATCATTGACAGCATTACCACCTAAAGGTGCAGAACTAGGGTAATAGCTGTTATAGGCAGAATTAACTGTTAAGGCATCTGTCCCATAGTGTTGAGCAATAGCATTAGATAGATCAGAAGTTAACCCACCATAGGCATTAACTGCCGAAGCTACATCCTTAGCTGTTGCATCAGGATTAGCCGCAAACCAATCACTAACTACTTGTGAGGTATCATCTGCCATTTATCTTCTCGCTAAAGTCATTGCATTAGTAAGGGCAAACGCCCAATCTTGCCATGTTTCAAATACTCTTTGATCAGCTACTCCAGATTGATTGAAATAACCAATACCTACAACTCCATCAGCCCAATCTCTCCAGCGCTCCTCAGGAGCCGTACCAAGTTGGTTGGAGGCAAATAATTCAGCCATCCTCGGACACCACTCATCCCAAGTTAGGTTTCTAGGGTCAAGGACAACTGCCATTATGGGTTACCCGTTCCTCTGACATCACCAGTAGTCATGGAGACCAAAACTTTACCCATCTGATAGTTACCACCATCGGTATTGGATTCAAAGTGCAAACGCATCTCACGCCTTTGCTCTTTCATGTCAATCTTTAGAGTAGTAGGATCAAAAGGGTAAGGATTTGAGGGTTGGTCAGTGTCATCAGCGTATCCTTTACCAGTTACCGTTACAGACATTGTCCCAGATTGAACAAAGTCAGGCTCAATACGTTCTATTCTTGTCCACAGGTTATCCCCTGCTTGTTGGGTAGATCCAACTAGATTACCAAAAGCACCTAGACTAGGGGTCTCAAAATAGCTCTGAATAGCGTTTACGTTGGTCAAGTAGACTTGATCTGCACCTGCCTCTTGTTGCCACATGGGATATACGTAGACAGCCATCTGAGTTGATGTGATCGAGGTGTAGCTGTTGCTGATTGTATAGGTACCAACGCCACCAGAACCTGAACCTAAAGCTGTGATGTAAGTATTGGTCTGATAGGGGTTGCTAGTCTGCCCTGCAAAAACAATGGTCTGTCCAACGCTTAGAGCGCCCGTAGAAATGGCTGAAACAGTCAAGGTGGTACCTGAGATGCTTCCAGTGAATTTAGCGCCTACAACTGGGTTTACATCACCCCAGATGGGCTTAGGGAACACCTCTGAGAACACACCTGCGGAGCGTTGTGCGCCAATAGCTTGCCCTGCATCGTACCAAGTCTTCTCTCTGACGTTGTAAATGATGGCGTCTGTACACTCGGTAGCATTACCACGTGGGTAGAACCACCAAATCTCGCCATAACGAGTCACTTTTGTACACCAAACTTTTTGTCTTTGGGAGTAGTTGAGGTTATCGAAAAAGTAGTTTTGGTTGACAGTGTTGGGTATCTCTTGGACAACACCGTTGTACATCAAGAATCTATCGACACCCACCCAGTAGAAAATACCGTCGTACTCAATTACCGAGCTAGAAGACATGATCGATGTTTGGCTAGAGATCAGGTCGTAAGTCCAATAATTGGTGACCGATGTTCCTCCAACGGTGATTGTCTGAGGGGCATAGCTTACCCTGATCAATGCATCTAGAGACCAGAATAAGCCACTTGGAGAGGTTGTGCCGCCCCTGATAGGTAGACCTTTGACTATCTTGCCCGTCGATACGTTAACAGCGTTGGCTACCGCAGAACCAAAGTCTGTAAAGTCGCTAGAACCTGAGTTTTGTATCAAGCCGTTGTTTCCATAGACGAACAAATATGGATGGATCACCACGCAACCGCCAGAAACAGCAATGTTGTTATCAAAGGTAATTGTAGTCGAACCAGAACCAGTAGCCGCTATGCTCATTACAACTGTCGTACCTGTGACAGAAACGACCGTAGCTCCAGTAGCTATGTAGGTTCCACTCAAGGCTTGTCCTGCTGTAATCCTCAGGTTGGAGGCTGAAATAGTGAGGGTGGTTGTACCGTTTGCCGTAGCAGTCTGTGTAAAGACTCCTACTTTGGACATCGTGAGGGAGCCAGTAGAGCCGGGGAACGCTCCATAAAGAACAGGTGTGTTCACAGTAGAGTCAACTGCGCTTAGGTTCTGACCGGGGTGGGCGACTAAGTTGTTATTTGCTCCACCAGTAGAGTCGTATGCAATATCAAACTGCCACAAGTTGTTCAAGCTTGCGGTAAAGTTGCTCAGTGTGTACTCGTATGGGCCAGCACCTACGCCATCATCGTTATCAGTAACCCACTGCTCAAGACCATTAGCATAACCAGAAACAACATAATTTAGACCATTTGAGGATGTCATCTGCATCCCACGAGAAATACCTGACGCATTCAAAAAGATGGCTTTATATCCACCAATCTTACGAGGACGACCACGCTGAAACCTCACCCATTTGCCATCAATGTACATTGGTGAATCAAACTGCGTACCATCCCTTTGGATGCCAGCAGGTATGGAGAGGGCGACAACTTTATTGGTCAAAATGTTCCTCCAGAAATTCCATTGGCTACATAAAGACCAGAGGAGGAAAGATTCATTCCTTGAGAGCCATTGATAGCAAAACCTATCGTATTACTTGCAGGCAAATAAAATCCTGTATTCAAATTTCCTGCAAAGTTAATAGATGGAGAGCTAACAGAACCTACGTTAGCAGTAAAGGTACCTGAAATAGCTGTATTTGAGGTAGTACTGTATACGTTTGTTCCATCACAAATTGCAAATGCTGTAGATCCTTGGTTTACAACTAAAGTTGATCCAGAGCCTGAAACAGTCTTAAAGGTAACCGTATACGCACCACTAGTACCGTTTTGCAATGAATATAACTGAACCGTAGAAGGAAGAATGACCGTACAGTTAGAGGTCAATGTACCAGAGTACTCTTGAATGACGTTTGCGCCCTCTGCGGCAGTTAGCGTCACCGTACCACCAGTAATGGTCTTGGTCAGTTGGGTAAAGGCAAACTGGTTAGAACGACCATAGGCATACGTGTTGTATCCAGATGAACCATTAGAAACAATAACCAAAGACTCGGTCAATTGCAACTGTTGGTTGGCATTACCATCAATCGTATCCGTACCAGTGGGAGTGATGGTCAGAATACCTGTACCGTTGTTTCTAATAATTACAAACCAACCAGAACCCACCGTAGTTGATGACGGCAATGTAATTGATCCTACGCCAGAAGACCAAACTTGCATCGATGCCCTGTTGGTTGCATTCAATGTGGCATTTGAATACACGTAAGTAATTGGAATATTCTCATTGAGAGTGGTTCCCAATGCGGTCAAACCGTATCCAGCCAAGGCAGAAGCATTAGCCGATGAAGTACCTGCTCCAAGCACCACAGTTGCCCATGTACCATTAACCGTCGTATTGTCAGTTAGCCAAATGAATTGAGCTACGCCTGAGGTAACAGCAATGATGGTGTTACCAGAGGTATCGGTTACCGTAAAGGTGTTGGTTCCTATGTTTCTGATCAGTACTGTCTGACCAGTAGAGACTTGAGACGCTGGAGGTAGCTCCAACAATAGACCAGTTGTCGTTGCTGTACAGTCAATGATTGCGCTGGCAGGCGTTCCGTTGTTGCCGTTGATAGGCCAAGAAAGAAACGTATTATTCGATATAGTAATGCTTTCATACGATACCGAACTAGGAGATATGGTCTGACCCGTAAAAGGGTTGGTATATGTTGTCATGCTTGAATCTCCAAGTTTTTTCTAGCTATATTATTAGTTATTATGTAAATATGATACATATTAGCTGTCCTGCACAACCGCCTGACGATCCCCAATACGGAGAGTGTCTTCGGTTTTAAGAGCCGCCACTGCTTGATCGAACAAAGCGTTCCATGTAGCTAGGCGAGGGTCATCTTTCAAGAAAGGCGCTGTCTGCTTCAACACACCGAACAACAATGCGTTAGGTGCATTTTGGGTTAACCAGTTAGTTTGGTTTGCTGAATCCAAAGGCTGAATTCTTGTATAGCAAAGAGCCTCGAAAGCATAGTTCTGATCAGGCGTAGGAGCTACAAACCAGTGATCCCAATCGTAGTCAGCATAGTAAAGAGGTTGAGAGGTAGAGCTTACGTTAGGCGCATACTCGTTCAAATACTCTAGTTTACGCAATAGTATGGGTTGTTTGCCAGTGGCAGTAGCCAATGTCATGGAAACAGTCTTACGCCATCTGGCAGGCTTGGCAATAACTGGGTTGCCTGCATTCATGTTTCCATCCACTACAATCATTTGACCTAAGGTCTTGATTTCTTGGGCAATCTCAAACTCAGCCATTGTTATGGCTGTGGGTATAAAGTTAACGACAGCCGTGTCTGAGCGCTCTAAGTATTGCAACACAAGAGCAGTCAAACTATCGTAAGTTAACACATATGAAGGCATTGTCATCTATAGCCCTTTTTAGCTGTTGCTTTCATTGATTTTATCCCCCCTTTAACTCTCAAGCAAGGATTTGTAAAGCTTTTTCTGTTTGCAATTTTCTGTCTTCAATACCGATCAAACCACCGTTAATCCGTCTGCAAAGTTGCTCTGCATTGTCCACCAGTTTTCCACATCCATGGGTCTGCCAGAACCATCCAGCACTTAAACAAGCAAACATAGGCGTCGCCAAAAGGTCAGGATTCATCACAAAGTCTTGCCCAAGGGCTTGACCACAATGCCAATAGTTATCGTGTCCAGTCAACTGGAGGACGCCTCTGCCCCGGAAACGAAAACCATCCCCAGACGCTTCGTCTCGGTTTCCCATACGATTGGCGTAAATCCTGTTTCCGATGCGTTCTGGCTGTTTGGCGTACTGTTGCGCTAACTCTGGAGTGAACCCCCAAGGGCGCTTATCGTTCTTAGGAAAGAGTTTTAGCAGTGTCTCAGCCCTATACCCCAAGTTCTCTTCCAAAGCCCTGAAATGGTTGCTCTCGTGGCTACATTGGGCAATAAAAGACGCTTGCTCTTTAGGACTAACCATCCCAAACTTAACAAAAGTCGTCGTTAAAGGCTCAGACCATTGAGGCCCAATACCCAAAGTATGGAGTTTTTCAGGGCTAATCATAGATACTCCGAAACTTTGACAATAATGACAATCAGCCCTACTAGGGCAACATAAGCAATAAGCACTTTATTTTCCCACTTCATTAACTTTACCCCTTACGGTTTGGTAGAAGTCGATACAGGCGTTGAGTTGGACAATTGCTTTGTCTCCGTCTGCGGCGATGTCTGCAAGAGCTTTAATAGTCTGTCGCTCAGTGTCGCTTGCATGGGCTGAATCTCCTGAGGAAGTTCTGGCATCTGCGTTGGCTTGTACACCACAGGAGGTGGGGAGGCGCAACTCGCCAGAGTCAACACGGGAATTAATATCCGCCACTTTTTTATTAATTGCATCATTTGCTTTCCTTAGGGCTTGTGACTTTTCCTTCTTTACCTTGTCTAGCTCGGCTTCCTTAGCCCTAGCTTCACCATTAAGTCGGTCAATTTCAACTTGGTCTTCTGTAACACGTCTTTTATACCCATCATGATCTCCAACGTAGTGAATTCCTAAAATTGCTACGACCAAACCAATGACTCGCATTGGCAAACCGTAAGCCTTAATCATAGGTATAAAACCTACAAAATAACTTAAAACATACGCTATTGCACCCAAACCAAAAGCAATAAGTGCAATCCAGTAAAGTAGGTCGCCAAAGAACCAACTAATCATTTTTCACCTCATGCCTAGCCTGAGCCAATAGTTCCCTCTCCTCTTCGTGCTCCAATGTAGGGGGCGTTGTAGGGGGAGGAGGAGGCGTCCAAGCCCTTGTAGGATCAATGCTGAACCCTGAGGTAGGATTGTCAAAATTCTGGCTCATAGGGCTGTATTGGGTCATTCCAAAGCCCTGCGGTTGCATCCCCATGGGTTGGCATGGGTTATACATCGGAGGAGGAGGAGGCGTAGAGGACTTACCAGTCAGTATGACGCTCAAAATGGTGAAGATTTGGGTCATCACCACGCCCAAAATGGCTAGAATTTGCTTATCAGCAGGGGCTTCATTGAACAACGGTTGCTGAATAAAGATAATGCTGTAGGAAAACAGAGCACTTACCAACGCAAGAATAATACAAAATGTCTTTAGGATAAAAGACTTGGTCTCTGCTTCTAATTGTTCAGGGCTTTTTAGAGGCTTCATTTTGTGGCTTATTAAAGAATTCTGGACAAGTCTGCGAAGCTGTGCAAATAGGTGGTTTACATTCATCGATTTCCCAATTCTTAGGGTCTTGGC